CCACAACGCATGCACGTCTTCGTTTGTCATCCGTAACGACTCCACATCCATAGTGCGATCCTTCGCAACTCTTGAATCAGGTCAGGGCCGGTGTCCTCGGCGTGTTCTTCCGCAACTGGCTCCAATCGCAATACGCCTGCTCAAACAACGCCGGGCTGCGGTGGCCAAGGTGCAGCCTCCCCGCGCCGGGTTTCTCCATTTCGCAATGCGTGGCACCTGAGCGGCGCAGCCACTTGGAACTGCCGCCGAGCCCCTGCTTGTCGAGCAGATCCCGCATCAGCCTGTGGGCTCGCCGCCGCTTGCAGGCCCAGCCGAGGATCAACCCGTTCGGGCTTTTCGCCAGCATCGCGTCGACGGCGTCCAAGCATGCGGGCGTGAGCGGCCTGGTGAGCGGGTCGCCCGTCTTGCTCTGAGTCCACGCGAGCGTGTCGCCGTCAATGTTGTCGCGGCCGAACGACATGACATCGCCAAACCGGGCACCGCACTCGTAGGCCAGTAGCACCCAGCACCGCAGGAACTGGCCGAGATCGGCCCCGCTGCGGAGCCGCTTGCCGTTGTAGTCGGCCGTGGCCTTCAGGAGTTGCTGCAGCTGGGCGATCGTCCACGCCTTCGTGGGCTTTTTGCGGGCCTTCACCGTCATCACGCCACGCGGAGCCACGTCCACAAGTTCGGCCTCGTAGGCAAACCGCCAGAGCGTCAACAAGATCGTGCGTTCGGCACGCACGGTGGTGCTCTGCAATTGCGATGAACGCACCCGCAGGTAGCGATTCACCGCATCGCTAGATATCTCGCCGCACTTGGCCGCTATCCGCTTCACGTTCGCCGCGTAATGCACCGAGACAATCCGCTCGGATAGGTAGCGTTCGGCCACCTGCTGAAAAGTCTTCTTCGCTTTCATGCCTTTGCGTCCTTTGTGTATTGGCCCCGTGAGGTGGGGCGGCCCGCTGGTTCACTCGCCGGGAGTTTTTTTGTTTGGGCGAGCCCCAGCTGCGGTGGATTTACGCCTCGCCCGCTTGGCTGCCGCTCCCGTCTGCCGGGTTGCCCCCTGCGGCTGGGGCTGTTTCTTCTGCTTGATCCCCTTCCACGAGTCGTGCCACGCCATCGGCGTCTTCCTTCCAAGTTGCTGCGTCTTCCACTGTGTTCCTGGCCGCGAGCCACGCGCTCATCAGCCTGTTGGTCCATCTGCCGTCCCACTCCTCGCCATCCAAGGCGTCGATCAACAGCACGAGGCGGGCGTGTATCCACTTCGCTTTCCTGGCGATCTGCGCGTCGGTGAGCATGGGCAGCGGGTCCGGGCCTCGACGGCCCGTAGGCTTCGGGGCGGCGCGTGGCCGCCGCTCGAAGACCTCGGGCTGCCGGGCCTCGAACTCGTTCCACTCGCCGGTGCTCGGCGGGTGGCCCTCGTTGATGCGGCGGTCAACGCTCATCGGGCGTGCGCCTCCGCGTCGATCTCCTCCGCGTCGAAGTGCTCCACACCGTTGTCTTCGGGCTCGGCGTGCTCGAGCCGCTGCACGGCGGCTCTGGCCTGCGTCACGCGAACGGTCGGCTGCGGCCGGGCCGTTTGGTAGTCCTGTGCCTCCTCGGCCGTCACGAGGCCACGCAGGATGTCGGGGAACGCATCGCGGAGAGCGAAGCCCCTGGCCCGCAGTTGCAGCATCCGCTTCGGATATTGCGTCCACGGTCCCGACTTGCCCCACAGGCTGGCCCGCTTGGCGTCCTCCACGGAGAACTCGACACGCACCGGAGCGTGGCCCCTCCGCTTGGCGATGCAGACCGCCTTCGGGTTGGGCGTGCCCTCCCCCTCGATCGTCTCCTCAATGCCCTCGCAGACCGGCGAGGCGAGGCAGAGAGCCTTCGCGGAGTCGCCCCAAATGCTGGGGCGGCCGTTGATGTTGGCGATGCACTGCAACGCCTGCATCGGGGCAAGGCCCAGCTCGGCACCGAAGGCGATCGCCCCGGCACACTTCTCGGGCTGCCCCTGGTAATCCTTCGGCACGAGGCCGCTCGCGGCGGCGATCTTGCCCAGCGTCATCAAGTCGCCCACGGAAGAAACCCGCAGGCCGGTGGTCAGGTCAGTGCTCATTCGACATTCCTTTCGTTTCTGCGTCCTTTGAAAAGCCGCTCGCCGGTCCATCGGTCTGCGGCACGAATCGCCTCCTGCACCCGGCGTCCTGCCGGGGATTTCCCTAATGCGTGATGTCTGCGGTTGGCACGGTCAGCCAGCCGCCGCCGACGTTGATGCACATGAACTTGCCGTCGTCCTCGACCCACTCGACGTGGCCAGACCAGTGCTTGCCAGCGGTCTTGCCGCTGACGAAATCGCCCTGCGCTGGCAGGCTCACCTCGCGGCCCGCCGCCTCGAGCATCCCAGCCACCGCACCCGCGTATTCGCGTTCGTGAGCATCCATTTCAGTCTCCCTTTTGTTCCAAGTTCGGTAGTTCTGTACCAAAGTCGGTAGTTCGGTCAACGGCAAAATAATCCGATCACCGAAACCGCCAACTCAATCGCGTCGTGAACGGCCTTCGATGCCGGGGAATACGTTCCCAGGTCCTGGCCGATGCGGATCAGCACGAGAGCGTGCAGAGCGTTGTCCCAAGTCGGTTTCACAATGACTCCTTTCATGTGGGGGATACTACCAAGTTCGGTAGTTCGGTCAACAGGAATTCAGAAAAAAATCTTTTCGGGCGTTTCCCCCGTGCTATGCGCTCTTACGGCGGCGCTTCGGGGCAGGCTTCGAGGGCTTGTCCTTGGCCGCGTTGGAGCGGCTGGACAAGTTCTTGCGTAGGGCGACGGCCTCGGCCCGATCCACCATCCAAGTCCACTCGTTCACTTGGAAGCCGCCGAGCTTGCCCTCTCGCAGCAGGTGGCGAATCCAGCCGTCGGTGCAGCCAGCCAGATCGCAAGCCTCTGAAACGGAAACCCACTTGTTGTCGGGGGATGCCACGGTGCTCATGCCTCCATACTACCGAGTGCGGTAGGAAGTTCAAACGCCCACGCAGGCGCTTGCCTTTGGAGGTCGGCAACCGTAGCGTTGAACTACGGGAACCGACCACCAATGGAGCGGAGTCCACTTGATAGGTCTGAGGCGGAAAACACCGACTTCAGGAAATTAGCAGACACGGACGCCGCGCGCCGATTCGCGGGCTAGATACAGGAGGCATGAGGCCCCCACCCAGGAGTACCACCCAATGAGGTTGTCAGAGCTTTTTTCCCGTGAATATGCCCCTCTGCGACGCCTCGGGCAGAAGAGCATCAACTGCTACATGGTCAGCCTGCGGCACTTCGATAGACACCTTGGCGAGTCGGCACGGTTGGACCATTTGACGGACTTGACGGTTGCCCGGTTCCTAGCCGCCCGCGAGCGGGAAACCTGCCGGGCGACGGCGGCCCGCGACCGGGTGCAGCTGCTGGCCCTGTGGCGGTACGCCGCCCGGAAGCGGATGAAGGCCAGCGATGGCACCCTGCTCGACTTCCCCGAGGTGCCGATCATGCGAGCCCCGGCGCGGGTGCCGGTGGCCTACACCAGCGAAGACGTGGCCCTGCTGATCCGCGAGGCCAGAAGGTTCACCGGCACCGTGGCCGGGATTCCCGAGGCCGATTGGTGGTCAAGTTTGTTGCTTTGCCTGTGGGAGTCGGGCGAACGGATCAACGCCGTTATGCACACCAAGTGGCGGGAAATCGACACGTCAGGCCGCCGCATCACGTTTCGGGCGGAAACGCGGAAAAACCAGACCCGCGACCTAGACCGCCAGATTTCGCCCACGCTGGCCGCTTGGCTGTCGGGGCGTATCCAGAGCCCGAATGCCCTGGTCTGGCCGTGGGACCGCAACGCATGCCTTCTGTGGAAGCGTATGCAGGGGATAGCCGCCAGGGCACGGGTACAGTACCGTGGATTCCACGGGATACGCCGTGCCGCCGTGAGTTATGCGGAGGCAGCGTGCCCAGGAGCAGGCCAGAAACTGGCGGATCACTCGAGCCCGTCGATCACCCAGAAGAGCTATCTCGATCCACGGATTGTGCCGCAAGGTCCATCCGCACCGGATCTGCTGCCCAAACTGGATTTGACGCCGCCGACGTAAAGCCTCCTCCGCGTTGGTCTATGACCTGCGCGGCATAACCGGAAGCCGGGCAAGCGGGGAGATGTTGAGTAAAGGAAGGAAACCTCAACACCTACAACCCGCCGCCCGGCTCACTGTTCCGCTGGCCTCGGCAAGTTCTCCCTTGCCGCGATGATCGCCAGCAGCCGCTCACGCTCTTCGAGCAGGCGGCCGATCATCCTGGCCGCCGTGCCGTTGGTCGCCGTCCACGAATTGGAAGGCCCGTGGCGGCCCACCCACAGCCACGCTTCCTGGGCCTCGTCTTCGCTGTAGGGCACGCGGCGGTCGGTCACTCGACGCTCTCCCGATACAGCACCAGGGCAATGATCGAATACGCCGCGAGGTCCAGCAGCGTGTCCTCCACGCCGTCGAATTCCACCTCACCCCGGCGAAAGAACGACCGCAGCCTGTGCATCTTGTCCGACATGCGGAGCACGCAGCCCGCGTAGGCGGGCACGTTGATAACATCGGCCGAGTTGCGGATGTTGCTCAGGGCGTCATCGTCCTGCCCGTAGTCTTTTGTCTTACGAAGGTGGAGCGTGCGGATCTCGTCGAGGATATCGAGGAACTCGCGCGAGCCGGGCCGCAGTCCCTCACGCATCACGCCATCACCATTGAGTCGGTCGGCCACGGTAATCATCCCTTTCTGGTCCCTTCGCTGACGTGCATTGATCGCAGCCCGCCATCGGGGCTGTAGAGGAATGTTTCGCATGCCTGTCTAGCGCCGAGGAATCCGTTGGCCGAGTGCCAATCATCCGGCGGGCAGATCGTCGGGGCCGTCCGCACGATCACGCCGTCAAGCGTGTCGAGCGGCTTGTTGTGCTCGGCCGCTTGGTGGTGGAGATGCCCCGTGTGCCATTCGCGGTAGGTGCTGCGGCTCCACGCCTCGCGTTGCTCCAGGGCCATGATCTGCGGGAGCTTCCGCTTCGCCTTGTGCCCGTGCGTGAACCCGAGCAGGTTGCGCCCGTGCGTGAGGTATTGCCGCGAGAGGAAGTCGGGCTTGATCGTCACCGCCTTCGAGCCACGGAACCGCTCCACGAGAATCCGCTGAAACGCCCACGTCAGCACTTCGTCGTGGTTGCCGTTCACGATCACCACGTCGGTGGGGGCCGAGGCCGCCGACCGCTCGACGATGCGGAGTAGCGAGTCGCACCCCACCTGAATCATCTTCTGCAATCGGCCGTCACGCTCGAGCGGCGTGCCGCCGGTTGTCGTGCCGCTCGGCGTGTCGTAGTGGAAGAGGTCGCCCAGGAACGCGATCGTGCGGCGGGTGGGCTTGTGGGCATCTCCCACCGCCACCAGTTCGGCCCCGGCTTTGCCCACGAGTTGCTCGGCCAGGTCGAGGTCGTAATCGCTGCCGCCCGTGGTCTTGCTCCACGAGTAAGCCCCGAAGTGCGTGTCGCTGATGACGAGCACCTGCCATAGGCCGTCTCTCGTCGGCTGGCGATATACCTTTTTTGGTATACGCCGAATCTCCCTCTTCGCGGCGTCGATCATCGCCTCGACCACTTCGATGGTGGTCGGCCCGCCCTTGGGCTTGAGTCGCACGAAGACGCGGTGTAGTTCGATGGTGCCGCCGTCGCCGTCGCCGCACTCCCACTTGGTCGCCTCGCTGGCGGCGACCTCGAAGCGGGTCATGTCGGCTTCGATGTGGCGAAGCAGATCCTCCACCGTCTTGATGCGGCGGCTCGTGGATCGGGCCTCCAGCGAATCGCCGTCCTGCCGTTGCGTCACCTGCTCGGCATCGGCGGCAGGCTTCGCGGGCGGGAGCTTCGACGCCACGGAAGCCGCTAGCGTTTTCCGTTTAGCCACTGGATCACTCCTTGCAAGCCGCTTGTTTTCCAGCCGCGCTCGCGTGCGGCTTCGATGATCGCACGAGCGAACGCTGTCTTCTGGTGTGTCGCGTGATCGAACGAAGCCCGCACCGCTTCCAGTTCCGCTTGGGCCTCAGCGGGCAGCCTCTCAAACCACGTCCCGAATCCAGGGCTGCGGTTCCGCGTCCGAGCCAGCACGTCATCAAGCAGGCTTATCGGCTTTCTTGCCACGGGGCTTTCCTTTCGTGGGCTTGGGCTTCGCAGAACGCCGCAGGACCATGTTGCCGTCGTCGTCCAAGGTGAAGGGCGGCGAGGCGTCGTCGTCCTCGTAGTCGAGCTCGGCGAGGTTAGGCGTCTTCGCCTTGGGCGGCTTGCGGGGCATCGGCTGCGTCCCTTTCGCCAGCCACCCTAGCCGGGGCGTCAAGCGTGAGGGAACGCAGCCGTTGGCGGCGTGAAGTTCGCCGTGTAGCGGGCGACGCTTGTAAATCGCAGTTCGTCTATGTGACCTGCAAACGTATTGCTCTGCCACGGCACCTTGCCGATCGTCGCAGTGGAACCTGACAGCGATCCGCTTTGGCCGCCGCCGCCAAGAAGGTCGGTTCCGACGCTCACGCCGTTCACGAAGACACGCAGAACACCGGACTGCCTCGACACGGCAAGGTGAACCCACTGGTCGCCAGGCACCGCATTGGCAGCTCTAATGACGAAAAGGCTTCCGCCGCTATCCGCAACGTCGAGCTGGCTGCCAGACAGCCACGCATAGACCCCGCAACATTCAAATATCGGACCGCCACCAGATGAGAGAAGCCACATCTCGCAAGTGAAGTCGCCGCTGCCGATTGCAATGCCTGAGCCGCTAACGCCAAGGCTGCCGCCGTTCACATTGAGACTCGCGCCGCCGAATTTGCTTTGCGAAGTGCTGATCGCAGCGCCACCCGAAGCGGTCGCAGTCTTTGGCGATGCCGATGAGTCTGTGAATGTCGTGCTGCCGTTGCTGCCGTTCATGTGCAGCAAGAGGAACACATTGCTGAAGAACGGGTCTGACAACACCCACGACGAAAGCGCCGCACGCTTCCATGTGTTCGTCGCCACGCAAACGTAAATATTGCTTGCATCGTAGGCCATCGCCCCAGCGGTGCCAGTTGAGCCAGGGCCGTCAGGCACGTTCGCCCACGACATTCCGCCGGTCCCGGCGTCGCCGCGCGGGATGACGAGATTGAGCGTCTGGCTGGGGGCCGTGCCGGTCAGCGTCGCTGAGGCATTTGATCCCGCCGCCCCAGTGGTCACGGTGCCGACGCTCAATGAGTTCGCAGGCCCGGCCGGGCCGACGCTACCGGTCGCGCCAGCCGCACCTGCGGCCCCCGTGTCACCACGCGGTATCGCGAGCGAGAGCGTTTGATTGGGTGCGCTGCCCGTGATCGTGGCCGATGCCGATGATCCAGCGGCACCAGTGGTCACCGTGCCAACCGTCAGGCTATTTGCAGGCCCAGCCGGGCCGACGCTACCCGTCGCACCCGTGCTGCCCGTGGCTCCTGTCTGGCCGGTATCGCCGCGCGGGATGGCCAGCGAGAGCGTCTGATTGGGGGCCGTCCCGGTCAGCGTTGCGGAGGCGGTTGAGCCCGCCGCGCCGGTCGTCACGGTGCCAATGGCAAGCGTCGTCGCTGGCCCCGTGTCGCCTTTCGGCCCACGGTCGCCGCCCATCTGCGTCACGCTCACGCTCGCTGTCGCGCCGCTCGTCAGCACATCGCCCAGCGACGACGAACCGGCTACGGCTACCTCAACACTGCCGAGCGGCGTCACGGTGACGCTTGCCGTGGAACCAGAAACGGCGACGGTCGGAGCATCGCCGCCGCTGACAACGGACGAAGCCTCACCCGCACCGCTCACGCTCACGGAAACGGCGCTGCCGCCCGTCACGCTTACGGTGATGTCGTCGCTCATGGCGTGGTCGGCGTCACGGTGCCACAGAGATAGGTACGCGTCACGCCGCCGGGCGAGACGCCACGGAAGAACCAGCGGTAACTCTTCGACGGGAGCAGGGCCGCCGTCTGCGTTTCAGTCAGCGAAAGGATCATTTGCCCGTTGGCCGCGCTCACAGTTTCAATCGCGAACGTCGCTGCTGTTGCGCCCTGGCCCGACACGGGCGAGCCGTTGAGGAACACGGTGGCCACCTCGTAGACGATTGCCGTCCATGTGTAGCCGGTGCCGTTGAGCGACAGATCGACGCTCATGTTGAACTCGTCGCCTAGCACGAAGGCAAGGCTGAGATCCGCCGGTAGGGCCGAGTAGGTTGCCATATGGCCAGCCTACGAACCGCAGCGGGCAGGCTTGCAGAGTCAGGATGCCCGGCGGGCGTTTGCGATGGCCCGCTTTACGAGCAGCCGCCCGGCGGCGTCGAGGAACGGCAGGCCGCGTGCCTTGGCTTCCTCACGCATGGCGGCCACAACTTCATCGATCCGTTCCGGCTTGCTGCACTCGTCGCAGCCCCAGGCGTCCATCTGGGCGGCCTTGGCCCGGCACTTGCACGTCGGCGTCGGCTCAATGCCGAACCGCTTGAGCAGGCGGGAGAGTTCGGTGCCGGGGCCGTGCGTCTGTGCAGCCAATGCGTCGCCACGCCGCCCAGCCATCCCGGCAAATCTGCCGCTCAATGCCTGCAATTCTTCGGCAGTAATGGTTGGCAGGCAGTTTGACTTTGCCTTGCGTGACGGGCCACGCTTGCCGCACACCGGGCACGCCATTGCATCGTTGTCGAAATTGCAATTCATTGGTTTCAACTGATTTCCACGGTCCCCCGCGCAATGACAACTATGCCATTCAGGGACCGGAAATTTCCGTCAATCTGCCTGCTGACCGTTGGCGACTCTTTGCACGGCCACGGCGCTGTCTGTCTAAGCGGCGATGCGATGGCCTCACCGAACGCGCCAAGCGAAAGGCCGCACTGAAAACCCAAGTCTGGTCTAGTGATAACGGCCTGGATTTGCCCCACCGTCCCCCCCGGGTAATTCGCTGAGCTTGCGGAAATCCACAATCCGTCGGCTTCGTAAAGCCAACCACCGGCGCAACTGCCTGTAGTCGGCGAATCAAACCAATTCAAAACGTAGTCGCCCTCAAAGGCGTCTTTTAGGGTGTTCCAGTTTTGTTCGGACCCGCAGTGCCACTGAAAAAGCACTTCTGAGACTGTGATTCGGATGTTGATTGATCTGTGTACGTCGCAACTGCACACCGTGGTGGTGCATCCAGGCGGACAGGTTTCGCATACGGATATTCGGGAAGTCGTGCCGCCAGAGCAGCGGCAGACAACAGACTCCGAACACTGCCGCCCCTTCTTGAACGCCCCGCCGGTCTGCTGGCACTCACACGAGTTGACGCTCGTGCAGGTCGTGCCTTGGCAGCACACGCCAGGCCCATCGCAGCAACAACAGGCCATCGCTACACCCCGTAAACAACAACGCTCGCCGTCGCCGTGGTCAGCGTGCGGCCAATGGATATAGAGCAGTTGGCGGTATTGAGGCTGCCGCTGAGCGTAATGTTAGTGACGACAGTAACCGCAGCGGTGGAAACCTGCACCCCAACCAAGTGCCACGCCGTCCCGTCCTTTGCGATCGCGCACGACCGGTCGCCGGTCGCCGTGTTCGTGACGGGAAAAAACAAATTCATCGCCGACACCGTATTCGGCGTCGTCGTGACCCCGCGAAACGTCACCGTTTTTTCACCGTTGATCGACCACGCGCCGGTGAACGTCGCCACGCGGAAGGTCTTGCCCGCAACGCCGCCCGGTGCCGAGCCGTAGGTGATCCCTGGCTGATCCCGTTCGCCACCCTCGACGGTTCGCACCACCTTGGCGATCCGCTCCGCAGCGGGGCGCGTGAAGGTGACCCGCTCAGTCTTCGCCGGTTTGCCGTCAGGCTTCTGCGCCATGCGTCACCTTAGAAGGGCGGCGTGCCGAAGTATGTGGCGAACGCAACGGCGGGATTCACGCGACGCTCAAGGATCGTCGGGGCACCGGAGCCAGTGAAGTCGGTGTTGAACCTGATGCTGCCGTCGTCATTCAGCGCCATCACGCTGGCGGACGCCACCTTTTCGTTGTCCACGAATACGTAGCACCGCTCCTTTTTCCTGTCGGAGCCGCTGCCGCTGATGTAGTTCCAGCCGACGTTTGGCAGGAAGAGCTTGTAGCCGCTGGCCTTGTACGAGAGTTCGGCCGTAACTTGCCAGTAGTTCACCTGCGCCCCGTTCACCACCTCGGTCGCCTGCTGGCCGCTGATGCCGTGGCACATCCACTGATGAGCACCGGCCCCCAGGAACGAATCAGAGTTCACGGCCCCCGTGACGGCCACAGCGTTGGCAATCGGGAACGCCGAGCGGTTGCCAGAGATCGACAGCCGAAGTTCGCCCTCGATGCCGGTGGCCCCTTCGATGATGTCGCCCGCTGTGTTGATGAGCGGTTTGATGTCGTTGTTGCCGTTCCCGTTGTAGAAGCGGAAGACGGGGATGGAGATGCCGCTCGTGGAGAACGACCAGACATCGGCACGCGAGAGCGGGCTGGCGTTGTATTCCTGCGTGCCGCGCTGCGGCGTCTCGTAGCTGTACGTCGCTTCCGCGTGGAAGCGGTCGGTTTCCGTCACCTGCCCGTTGTGGCAGAGCAGGTAGGCATACTCGGGATGGGCAGCCCCGTGAAAGATGCCGATTGCCCCGAGGATGTCCTGCGTGTTCGTCGGGCCGTCGAGCGTGAGGGCGTACTTGATCTCGGCCGTGGGGCTTTCGCCGAACTTGTGCGAGAACGTGCGCGGCAGGATTTCGCGGTAGGAGAGAACGGCCATGCTACGCCCCCAGGATTTCTACGGGGCTCGCCCCGGTGGCGGCGATCGCCTTGCGGATTTCTTCGAGCTTCGCCAGCTGGGCACGCCGCTGCTCCAGGGCCGGGTCTTGGCGGCCGGTGGCCATCGCCAGCAGTTGCGATGCGCCTTCCTGCGTGCGGATGTCTGACACCTGCAAGGCGTTCGCAGACGGCCGGGCCAACTCGGCGGCGATCTCCTTGCGGATGGAAATGCCCTCAGCGGCCAGATTGCGGAGGGCGTTGCGGGCCTCGCCGCCGTCGATCAGCCGCTTGTTGAAAGCCTCACGCACCGACTTGAACTGGTCGGCAATGGACGTGGCGGGCTTCAGGATATTCGCATCCACGCCGAGGGCTTGCAGCTGCCGCTCGCGATCCTGAGCCCTCGCCTGCTTCGTGGCCTCGCCCGCGAGCCGTAGACGTTCGTTGGCGGCAGCGATGCTCTTGGCGTCGTTGGCTTGCTTCGCCTGGGCCAACGCATCTTCTGCCGCCCGCAGTTCCTGGCCAATCGCCAGCAAGTCCCGGTTGAGTTGCAGGCGGCTCGTCTCGGCGTCGGTGAGCCCGGCGTTCGCCAAGTCGGCCACTCGCCGCCGGGCCTCTTGGGCGGTGCGAGCGGCAGCGTCGGCCGCAGCCCTGGCCGCATCCGCGTCGGCCCGCCTCGCGTCTGCCTGCTGCCGCAGCGTGTCGCTGAAGGTACGGGCCGCACGGTCCACCTGCTGAATCGCATACTTTTGGTAGATCGTCTCGGCGTTGGCATCGCGGGCCAACTCGGTCAGCCGGTCAAACTGCTGGAGCACCTCGACGGGCACCTGGCCCAGGCCGCCGAGTTCCTGCGCCAGTTGCTTGATGGCCGACTCGGCCTGCGAAAGCGAGTTCTGGGCGAACTCGGTCACGTTGAGGTCGGGCACCTTCAGCGCGTCTTTCGCCCGCTGGCCAAACTCCTGCGTGCTGGCGGTCGCCGCCCGCATCTGCTCTTGGTATTTCTTGATCGCGTCCTGTGGATCTTCGACGGCAATCGTCACTTCCGCCCCGGCCTGCTTGCTGGCCAACGCCCACTCAAGCGCGGCCCCAGCCAACAGCCCCAAGCCCACCACGAGCACCCCGATGCCCGTGCTGGCGAGCGCCGAGCGAATCGACACGCCAAGGGCTGCCGTAGCCGTCGCCGCCGTGCCAGCCGCAGCCGAGTAGCCGAAGGCCGAAGCGGTCGCCGCCGCGAAGAACCGCCCGAGGTTGGCAATCCCAGCCGTCACGACTTGGCGATTGATAAATGCCAAGTAGCCGCCGATGGCCGGGAGGATGTTGCCAGCCAGCGGCAGGGCCGCCGTGGCCACAAGTTGGAACGCAGCCGCGAGGTCAGAGATGGCGGCCGACACTGCCGAGGCCACAGCCTTCACGTCGATGGCGGCGATGAACGAGGCGGCATCCTCGGCCGCCTTGGTGAGAGATGGGGCCAGTTCCGATAGCACGCGAGCCGAGAACGCTTGGAGCGTGAGTTGGGCTTTCTGGAGCGAATCATCCAGCGTGGCAATGCCTGCGGTCTGCTGCGGGCTCAACACGATCCCGAGCCGCCGTGCCTCGGCCGTCATCTGCTGAAGGTAGCCAGCCCCCTCTTGGAAGATGGGCACGAGTTCCACGCCGCTCTTGCCGAACAGACTGACCGCCGCCGCCGCCTGCTGGGCGGGGTTGGGCAGTTGGCTGATCGCCGCCACCACCGCGTCGAAAGCCTGCTCGGGCCGCAGCTGCGACAGGTCGCGCACCGACAGGCCGAGTTCCGCGAAAGACTTGATTGCCGTGGCGTTGCCCGTCTGGGCCTCGCCCAGGTTCACGGTGAGCTTCTGCACCGCCTTGCCGAACGTCTCCAGGGAAACGCCCGACTGATTCGCCGCCAGCGAGTAGCCTTGGATGATGTCGGCAGAGATGCCGGTACGCTTTGAGAGATCGTCGATGCTGGCCACCGCACCGGCTGTGCCGCCGATGAACTGCTGAAACGCACCGGCCGCCGTCCGCACCGTGGCGATGAACGCTCTCGACAACTCAATCGTCTTGAGCGTCGAAACGTCCTGCTGCGTCTTCTTGGCGGCGTAACCCAACTTCTGCAACTCGACCACACCGGCATTGATGCCAGCCGACATTTGCGTGGCCGATGCCGACAGTTGAAAGCCAAGGCCGATGGTTGCCATTACTGCTCAAACTTCTTGAGGTCTTCCGCCATGCGGCGGATGGTGTCGCGGACCTGTGAGGGATGCTTGGGGGCTCGGTCTTCGATCGGGATAAACGCTTCCGGGTCTGGTGTCTGCTTCGAGTACGGGGCCAGCACCGACGAGACGATCATGCCGGTCTGTTGCCAAGGGTTGTCGAGCGGGCGAAACCATCGCGTGTAGGCGATCCACTGCGAGAACTCACGCGAGTCCATCGCGTCGATCTCTTCGATGGTTTTCTTGAGGTGTGAAGCCAGGGCGAACTTGAACTGCAAGGTCGGCCTGGCGTTCATTCCCCCGCGAGCTTTTTGATTTCCTCCTCAGTCAGTGCGTTGTGCTTGAGGGCCGCATGCCACAGGCGGTGCATCACGTCGGCGCTGCGGGACTTCAGGGCAGCCACGCCTTCGTCGCCGGGATAGAGCAGGTTGCCAGCGGCGTCGCAGAGCGTGCGGCTCAAGAGCTCCGAGCGAAAGTCGGGGATGGCCTTGCCGTCGCCTTCGAGCAGCTTGATCTCGTAGGAGTCGCGGTCGCCCACGCTCATCAGTCGGATGCACACCTTGCCGTCGCCGCCGAGTTCAGGGGCTTCCACGGTGATGATCTTGGCATCGGAGGCGGCGTCGATCTGTTCTCTGGTCAGCGGCATGATTCACCTAGTAGGAAAGTTTGAGCGTGACGCTGTAACGGGTCACCCCGTTCACTTCGCTGGCCACGCTCACGGACTCCCATACTGCCGAGGCCGTCAAGGATTGGCCGCCGCCGGAGATCACCACCTCGGCGCGGGTGTTCCAGAGCGCGGCGGAGGTGTTGGCCGCGCCGAGGCACTCCACGGTTACGGAGCCTGGCGAGTCGGTCCAGGCGACGTTGCGCCCCTTGCTGTCGCCACCATAGGACCACGACAGGCCGGTGACCTCTTGGAAGGCCGTGCCGTTCCACGTCACGCTGATGCCTGCGCTGTAACTCGCCACGGGAAGCCCCCTTGGCGGTTAGGCAACCTGGAACGAGGCCGAGCCCTTGTTGGCGTCGTTCGTGGCAAGCGTGATGGTGGAAGACTTGCAGGTAGCACCGGCCGAGAGCGTAATGCCGCCAGAGATCGTCAGCGTGCCGGTGGCACCCTGGGCAATCGGCGTGGCTCCCGCGTTGGTGAGGTAGTCGATGGTGACTTCCTTGCCCGTGTCGCCCGCAGAGCCCTTGAGCGGGCGAGACAGCGTGGCAACCGTCGAACCGGCCGACTGCCCGAGGTGCGACACGTCGATGCTGTCGGTCGCGTTGTTGTCCGCAATCGTGTAGGTGATGTTCGTGACGGTGTAGTTCACGCCTGCGAACGTGAACGTCGAACCGGAACCATCATGCGGAGTGGCGGGCATGCTTTATGTCTCCTAGCTTTCGATCCAGAACGTGTCGTACTGCTGGGTGATCTGATAGGCAGGCGGGAGTTCCGCACCCGCCAGCGTCACAAAGTCGTCGGACTCCTGTTCGAGCGACGTTTGCTTCACTTCCGTATTGTTCAAAGTCCCCCCGTAGCCATCCAGAACCGACCGCATCGCATCCGCCACTTCGCGGGCCTGCTCGTAGGTCGCCCCGTAGATGCTGTATTCCACGCTCGTCACTGGCATGCCCATCGGGCCACCAAGCGTTTGCTGCCGCCGAATTGCCACGCGCCGCCACGTCACGAACGGCAGAGCCGCCGAGGCCGGGGCCACCACCGGATACACGCGGTTGCTCACAAGCCCGGCCACGGTGGCATTGGCAATGAGCGCAGAACGCAGGACGGCTTCGGGGGATTTCATGCTACTGGCCTCCTAAGTCGCCGTATTTCCGCTCATACTCTTTCACGGCCCGCGTGAGTGCCTTCCGCATCTCCACGTCGAGGATGCTCTGCATCTGTGCCCTCGACTGATTGAACGCCTTCCGCAGCGGATGCCGGGCGGGCGAGCCTGCGACGGTGCCGCTGGCGATGAAGTCCACGGGGTAAAGACCACGCCCCGTGAAGTCGCCACGCGTCTTCCACGATGACAGCACGCCACGGCCTGCGGCTGGCTTCTTCTCGCGCTCTACGATCGTCTGAATCCTGCCGCCGAGGATGACCTTGCGCCTGCGGCTCACCTTGCTCTTGCCAGCCATCCTCGGCCTGGTGCCAAACTCCACCAGATGCGAGTGGTAGGCCCGGTTCGGCCCCTTCAGCACAGTGCCGCCCACAAAGGCCGGGGTGGCACCCTTCTGGCTCTTTGCGTTCGTGGGCCGCCGAAAGCCGATCACGATCACGCCCACGGGGATCTGCTGCTTGTTGTTCGTGTACTTCCGCTCGGCCTTCGACACGCTCGCCAGCAGGTTGCCCGTCACTTGCCCGAGGGCGGCCGTCTGTTGCCGCAGCGCCTCCTGGCCGGGCTTCGCCGCCTTGCGTAGTGCCTGGGCCTGGTACTTCAGGCTGATCTCGCGGGGCAGTGCCTTCAGGCTCTTAATCACGTCGTCGAGCGTGGTCAGGCCGTACTGCTGCTTTGCAAACTTGCCTTTGCCAACGGCAAGCCGCAGCAGCGACGGCCCTTCGGCAAAGACACTCACGAGACGGTCTCCTGGCAAATAGCCTCGTGCTCGCTGCGGTTGCCGTGTTCAAGCAGGCTGACGATCTCCAGCGTGCGAGAGCGCCACGAAAACCGCATGCTTTGCGTCAGGCCCGGCAGGTAACGCAGCCGCACCTTGTGGGTGATGCTGACCTCCTGCTGGCCAGCCGTGAGAGCCTCGCGGGCGGTCACGCCGTCCACGCTCGCCCAGACGCTCGTGGAGTTGCTCCACGCCAGCACCGTCTCGCCCAGGGCATTGGTCGTGCCGCTGGCGATTTGGACGGTGACACGCTCACGGAGCTTGCCTGGGTCGATCATTGGTAGGAGCCCCATCGCTGCGAGTCGAGAAGCGACTTCACGCCAAACGGGATTTCATCGCCGCTCATGGAGTCGGCCGCCATGCGGCGCTCGAACCACATGCCAACGAGCATGAGGATCGCGTGGCGGATCGCGGCAGGTACGGCGGTGCCGCTCGCTCCGTAGCCAGCCCACCACGTCACGGCATGCGCCCCGGCGTCGATCCGGTGCGGCGGCCATGTGCCCGCATAGATGGGCAGCACGGTGCCCGGCGTCGATTGGCGATCTACGCGGAACTGCTCCACGGCGTAGGTGCCGGTCGTGCCGCCGTCTGCCGTGAACGTGAGCGACACAGCCGTGGCCGTGCCAGCGACGGCCATCGGCGGGCGGGGCAGCTCCATCGCCTCGATGCCCGAGGTGGGGAATCGGTCGAAACGCATGACCCACTGCGTGTAGACGAGCGTGCGGTCGAGGTACTGCTCGCACCACTCGCGGGCCGCCGTGATGAGCGAGGCCACATAGGCGTCGTCTGCGTTGCCGTCGATGCGGCAATGGGCCTTCGCCTCGGAGAGCGTCACGGGCTCCACGGCAGGCGGCGTCTGGCGGCTGAGGCTGCGGTACTTCACTTCTTGCGTCTCCGCTTGGGCGTGGCGTCGGCCGTCTCCACGTCGTGCTCGACGGCGGCCGTCTCAATCAATTCCTGCTGACGGTCCTCCACCGCGAACCGCCGGGCGATCAACTCTTGGGCACGCCCGCCCGGGATCTCCACCACCTGCCCGGCGCGGTAGTTTTGGAACGAACGCAGCATCCTTAGTTTCGTCATTGGGGCACGCTCCATGCAGTTTCGGGCTTCTTTCCGTTGGTCGTGAACTCGGTGGTCCACTGAAACACGGGCTTGCCGAGGTTCTGCCCCGGCCAGGTCACGACATACTCGCCGTGGCCCAAGACCACGCGCGGCGTGATGAAGACGCGGTTGCCGCTCTCCCGCCAGTTCCGCCAAAACCAGATGTCGTCATCGGTGCGGCCCTCGTTCCACGATCCATCGGGGCCGGGCTTCGACCAGAACCAAGGTTTCCTGCACCGCTTCAGGGCGGCAGTGCTGATGACCGTCAGGCCGAAGTGGGCCGTATCCACCTCCTGCACCGGCTCGGAGAACCACGACATCGGCAGGCTCGTCTTCCCGTCCTCGGGCGGGTTGTCGAGCGTGCCCGGTAGCGTGAGCATCGGGCGGCCGTCTTCCCGCTTCGTCTGCAATCCCGTGAGCGCGTCGCACTGAAACGTCATCGCCATCGCGAAGAGGTGCTCCACGTCTTCCTTCGTGAAGAATGTGTCGTAGTCGATGGTGAGCAGATATTCCGCCTTGTCGATGAACTGCTCCATCACGCGGGTGTTCACCTGGCTCCA